GCGGCCAGCAACGCCACGAGGACGGCCATGGACTTCACGGTGCTACCGGGAAGCCGGACGGCAGTTCGGGGTCGGGTCGATGATCGTACGGCTCAAGATGGAGGCCACACCCACCACAGCCCACATACGGGTCGTCGCCCATCAGATGGAATTCAATGCCGTGTTGGGGGCAAGCATTGTCGGAACATTGGACGGAAATCATCATGCCACCTCGTAGCAGGCTGCGATGGATATCACATCGTTGTTGGCGATTGTCATGGCTGGGGTTGCGGATCCCATGTAGTTGCCGCCGCCGTAGGCGAGGCCTTGGCATGGGTTTGATGCTGTTGCTGATCCGATGTACCACGCGGTCCCGGAATCGAGGATGTGGAATGTTCCGATAGTGCGAATGTCAGTGTTGGCAGGTGTCAGGCCTGACGGGTACGAGACGCTGATAATGCCGTTGGCGGCTCCGGCGCTGGTGGACTGGAATGCGACTTGTACCCACACGGTTTTTTGAATGCGCGCCCATTTGGCGTAAAGGACGATACCGGTGAGGGTGGTTGCGCCGCCCTTGACGGTGGGCGTGTANGACTCCCATGCCGCGCCAAGTTGGTTCATGGTCGCNGCCGTCAGGACCTGCCCTGCCGAAAGNCCTGCCGTGTACTGGGTTGCCATTAGATCACCATCCGAGTCTGCTGGTATCCAGAATACCCAGCGTAGAAGAATCAAGTGTGAAGAACTGATAGTAAGACAGCGGCGAAAATGACAGTTCCCAGCGGGTTTGCTGTGGTGTCATGTTGATGTTCCAGCCCTCGAGGGCGACGGCCACGGTGGTGTCGGATCCGGCTCCTGGTACCCGGTAAGCCAGTGACCAGCCGACTGCGCTACCAGCCGCGAAGAATGCGCTGTAGGCGGTGCTGTTCTGCAAACTGTCTGTGAAACTGATACGGAATCGTAGGGCGGCCGGATCGGAAAATGTGTTGGCGATCCATGCGGCGTTGCCGTCCGCTTGGGTGACGTCGAAATCGACTGTGGACGAACTGTAGAAGGCGGCGCCGTAGGTGGTGACGGACGCGGCGTTGGTTTCGGTTTGTTCGGCTAATCCCAGCGGGCTGACGGTTNCGGTGTTGATGAACGAAATGCCGTTCTGGATGCGGTCAAACGTGTCGTAGGCGATCACGGTGGTGCTGGCTGTGCGACCGAAACTGACGGTGGACACCTGTTGGTTGGTTATTTGGTTGCGCGGATACGGATAGATGATTTGGTTAGTGCCTGCGCCCAAGATGCCGGTGCGGAGGATTCCCCGTTCTGTGGCGTTGAGAAGGTTCAGTTGGTTGAGGACTGTTCCGGTGTACGTTTGTGCCGATGCTGTTGAGTTTCCCGAACCTCCAACAGTCGGTGAAATCAATAGGTCGCCTGGAAGCGGGCCACCGTTGGATGAATTGAATTGTGCGGCTTGGGCGTATGTTGCGGCTTGGGTCAGTGTCTTGGANGTGGCCTGGTATCGGCCGGANCGGGCCAGCGCGTCNACACAGGTGATGGTGGCTGTGGGTAGGCCGGTGTTGCCGGGGTAGTCGTTGTAGTCGATTTCTTGGACTGTCCACCAGTCTTGCCAGCCGAGTGACGGGTTGCCGGTGTAGAACAGCACCTTGTCGTTGAAAGCAAAGTTGGATGCGTATTCGCCGGTGTTGTTGATGGTGATGCGAAGGGTGCCGCCTGCATAGTTGTCCAAGTATTTTTCGCGGCCTTGGCTGACTGAGGCCGACAGAACTTTGGACGTGAAGTTGGTGCCTGCGTATCCACCTTTTAGGAATGTCCAGTTGGTGGTCGCCATTACATTGCTCGAGTGTTGACGGGCACTGGGCCCGACTGACGGACGTAAGTCTGTAGTGCGCGGACGACAGCGTTGGGGTCGGCCGAGGTGACGGTCACGTTGATGGTGTTTCCGCCACCCATCTGGCCCATCGGGGTGACATGTCCGCCACCAGCACCGACCGTCAACAGTTCCGGGCCACGTTCGCCCACCAGGTAGGTGCCACCGGCCGACACGGTTCCACCCAGGGCACGGCCGGGAATGGAGAACGACAGACCGGCTTCACCGATGGCCTGCGAAGCGGTCAGGTTGCCGTATTCTGCGCCACGGGCCAACCATTGGGCCAACGCCAGGGCGGCGGCCGGACCTTCGGCTTTGAACCTCATCTTGATTTCGCGGGATGACACGTCGCCCATGCTTCCCGCGATGCTGGCCAACAGTCCGGCGAATTCGGCGGCCTTTTCGTTGTAGATCCGCAGGTCTTCTTGGGTGCCGGTGCCGAAGGCTTGCCGGGCGGCTTCCTCGAGGTCGTCCAATGCTTGTTGGGCGGTGTCGAGTTGCACGGTGTCGTTCAGTTTGTCGACAAGGTTTTGCCATGCTTTGTCGACGTTCTGCAGTTCTGTTCGCAGACCGGCCGCGCTGTCTGCGGTGCCTTTGAAGGGGTTGAGTTTGCCGTAGCGGATTTGGTTGAGGGTTTGCTGGTTGGCGTCCTCGAGGTCGCGGGCCGCCATCTGCATGTTGTTGATCTCTTCGTCGGTGATCAACGGTTCATCTTGTTTGGCGTCCTCCATGTTGATGCCCAACACTTTGAACAGTCCGGACACCATGTTCATTTGACCCAAGAATTTGTCTTTGGGGGAGCCGAAGAATTGTTGGATGAAGCCGCCGCCGATTTGGCCGACCTGCATTTTGTTGAACTGTTCAACAGCGTTGGAGATGGCGGGCACCAGTACTTCGCCGATCTGCAAAGACAGGTCTTCCACCGTGTCTTTGAGGTTGTCCATGTTGTCGCGGAATTTCTTGGCTCGTTCCGCTTCTTCCGGGCTGATCACCTTGGCGTCCGAAACGGTGGCCAGCGATTTGCGGAGATCGTCAGCACCCATGTCAATCAACTGCGACATGTCGCGCCAGCCCTTACCCAACAGTTGGGTAGCGACGCGGGCTTTCGTGGCCGGATCTTTGATCTTGTTCAGCCGATCAATAACGTTCAAAAACGTTTCGTTGGCGTCAACGGTGCCATCCTTGGCGTACTCCACCTGGACGCCCAGTTCCTCGAACAAGTCTGGTGACTTGCCCAAGTTCTGGTTCATCTTGCCGATGTTGGTTTCGATGGTCCCGGCTTCGATGCCAAGGTCCCCGGCCACCTCCATGAGGCGTGACGCTTCCTCAACGGCCAGTCCGGTGGCCCCGGCAAACTTGTCGGCACCCAACGCCAAGTCTTGGAAGGCGGTGACGCCTTGGGCGGCAAAGGTGACGAAGGCGCCGGCCGCCGCTGTAGCGAAGGTAGCGGCGTTGGCTTGGATACCGTCAAATACGGCTTTTGATCCGGCCTTAAATTTGCCCATGGTGCCTTGGGCGTTGCCGACTTCCTTACGGAAATTCATGAAGGCGGCTTCGGCGGCCTTGATTCCACGGTTTTGGAATTCTGTTACCAGGGGAATTGTTACGGCCATCAGATCACCTTTACTACCTTCGCTATGACCGTCTTGCCGTGCTTGTATTGCAGGGCATAGGACGACTCGTTCATGATCTTTTCCACCAGTTCACGCAGTTGTTTCTGCACGTCGTCGGCGGACATTTGGTACGCCTTCCACATGATGCGCGACGGGGAGCCGAACCGGGACGACAGCACGTTGATCATCTGGGCGCCCTGCGGGGTCATCGACTTGCCCGACATGTCAAACAGGGTGGCGGTGCGGTCGTTCCATTTCATGCCGAAGACGGCCGCCTTCTTCTTGGAGCCGGACGTGAATGCCTTGATAGACCGTTTCTCAGCGTTGCCATTCCACGGGAGCAGCGACGTCGAGTCTTCGTCGGCAAACGAGACGACGCCACGGGCCATGCGGGCCTGCTTCTTGGCGAGGCCGCCGACGCTGTAGCCGCGATTCCAGCCGGACATGGGTGCGTCGCCCGGCAACATTCGCTTGGCTTCTTGCACCATCGGGGCCGCAATAATGTTGAAGTCGCGGGTGATCTGGCGTCGGGTGGCCTTGTCCAAGGCGTTGAGGGTCGCCAAGGCTTCCTTGACGCCTTTCACCTCGAGTGTGGCCCCGACTGTCACCTGTTTCGCTCCTTGAAGATTGCGGCGACCGTCGCAAGGTCGTCCGTATCAAAGGGTACATCAGGTGGCCACCAGCCTGTGCTGATTAGCAGTTCTGCTAATGAACGTCGGTAGGTGCCGGAGGGAAAGGGCCGGACGCCTCTTCCGACACCACCTCCAACTCGATAAGTCGCGCCACAAATGAGTCGAATTCGACGGGCACCACGATCTTCTTCTGCTTGCACGTTTCCCATGCCATGAAGGCCAGGTCTTCCATGCCGATCCCGGCTGCGAGGTCACCGGCTTTGCGTCGGTACTTACGCTCCCATGCGATGATGGTTTGCAGGTTGGTGGTGACCACAAACGGGCCATCACCAATGTCAACCTTCAGGTGCAGTTTCATGTCGGGCCTTTCGGGTTAGGGATGAATTACGCTTCGGTCCAGGCGAAGGTGCCACCGTTGAAGGTGATCGAGCAGGTGGCCAGTTCGCCGACCGTGTACACCACCGGCAGTTCGGCCAGGAAGCCTCCGGTGAGGGTGCCGAGCGGGTTGGTGGCCGACGTTGCGGCCGACGATCCCTTGATGGTCACCGTGGTGCTGGTGCCCACCAGCGACTTGAGGGTGGCGTACGTCTCGCTCGAAGCGGTCGACCAGAAAAGGTCTAACTGGACGCTATTTTCTTGCAAGCCCGCCACATACTTCATAGAAGTGTCACCGAAGGCGGTCGCGGACAACTGGGCGAACGTCTGATTGAGGTTGGCGCCGCTGCACTGGTCGGACAAGTCGACAGCGTTGACGGTGACGACTGGGTTGCTGAGGTATGTCGACGTGGGCATGATTACTCCTGATCCGTGTTGGCGGCGTCGGGAGCCTTGTTCTTATTTTTAGCAGATTTGCCGGGGGCGGTGTGCGTGTCCTCGATGAATCCTCCAGCGATCAACGCTTCGACGTTGACGCCTTCCACAGGTGTCCAGATTGCGCCAGGTTCGCCCAGACGCGCGGAGATGATGCGATATGCCATGTCATGCCACCTGTGCTTGTAGGGGGATTGTGAGGTCGTATGCCGGGAATTCTTGNCCGCCGATGACAACCGATACCGGCCGGCCGTCTGTGACTGCAATGTTCTTCTCAAATAGTTGGGCGCAGATCGCCAGGATGTTGCGGAGGGCGTCGAGGTTGGACGGGCCCAGGGAGAAGACGCGCACGGAGAAATCCATTTTTACGATGTTGCCACCGTTGAACGACGTCCAACTGGGGGCGTCCAGGAAGACGCAGGGTGGGTTGATCTTGCTCGGATCAGTGACGACGCGCAGACCGGAGATTGTCGCCAGGGTGGCGGACAGGTCGTCGATCGCTTCGTTGAACAGATCGGTGTAGGCCATGTCATGCGACCTGCGGCCTCGAGATGCCCAACAGTTGCTTGATCAGTGG